GCGAGAATCCTCAAGTATTGCCGCAATTATTGAAGGGATTGCCTGAATTAGTCCCCAAATTATCTCCGGGATATGGGGAATTATGCCTGAAACCAGCTGAATTATACCCTGCACAATGGCCGGAATGGCGGCCATCCAGGCACTAATAAAGGCCTGAATTATCTGCGGAATAGCATCTATGAGCGCCTGTATTATTTCGGGTAAGTGATCTGTTATTGCCAAAACAACGCGGATAATGCCATCAATTATCACGGGAAGTAAGGTAATTAAAGTATCCACTATCATATCAAGGATATCAGGAATCGCATCAGCCAAAGATTCAATTATAGTAGGCAGCTCGCTGGCGATCATTTCAACCAATTCCACAATGGTATCAATTACCAGGGGCGTGCCCTCTTTCAGCGTATCGAGGACATTTCTGATAATAACAGGGATCTCGCTGATTAAAGCCGGGATGCCCTGGATAAGCCCCGTAGCCATGGATTTTATCATATCCAAGCCAGATTTTAAGAAACTGCTTATAAGTTTCGGGTCCGTGATTTTTTCGAGTAAAGTTTTAGCCGCTTTTGCTATTGATGATACCAGCTGCGGAAGTGCCCGGGTAATACCTGTGGCGAGGGATATAACCAATTCCCCGCCCAGATCTATCCAGCTGCCTACATTCTCTGTTAACACATCAATGGCACTGGTAACCGCGCCCACGATATTGCCAATATTATCAGTGATGCCTTTTGCGATATTGCCCACCAGATCTGCGCCAAAAGAAAGCGCTTTCGGCAGGGTTTCCAAAAGCGTATTAAAAATCGTAGGCCCTATCTTGCCGATAAAACCGAACACCTTTTCGGTGCCTTCGCCTACGGTATCAATTATGCTCTTAAAACCTTCCTCAAAAGCCTCTACGCCCCCTTCTTCGCCCACGAGAAGGCTTGTGAATCCTTCAATGATAAGATTTAAGCCCGGCAGCAGATCGCTTGTTATGGACCGTTTTACACCGCTTATGGCGGTTGTCATATCCTGCAGATTATCCTGAAAACGTGCAGATGCTTTCACAGCCTCATCAGACATTACACCACCCAGCTCATGCACCCTGTCGCGCATAGCCTGTGTTTCTTCTGCACTGGTATTAAGCAACGCACCCAGCTCTGTGGCTCCACGGCCTAACAGCTGCCCCGCCAGATAGGTGCGCTCTGTTACATCTTCCACATTCTGCAGCCCCTCTATGGTTGCCGCAAATATATCCTCCTGCGACATTTTGGCAAGCTCTTCCTGTGTAAGCCCTATACGCTTAAAAGCCTCGTTGCCGTTTTCCACAGCATTAGCCAGCGTTTTCATGCCGGCTTTCATGGTTTCCATTGATGTGCCCGAATGCTGCATAACGGCATCCCATTCCTGGTATGCCTCCGCACTCATGCCCATCTTCTGCGACATTTTATCTATATTATCACCATACTCCGCCACTTCTTTTGCCCCGGATATAAAAGCACCGGTTGCCGCTACTGCGGCACCACTTATAGCGGCAAAAGCGGTTGTTGCCAGCTTTGCGGCAGACTTTAAGCCGGATCCCAGCTTACTTCCAAAACTCTTTGTAGTATTGGATGCGTTCTGCAATCCGGCATCATAACCGCTTGTGTCGAGTGATATCTTCGCATATAAATCAAATACATCCATATTATCTATCCCCCAGCTTAAGGCCTGCTCTCTTGATAATGTCCTCGGCTATCTGATCGCCTGTCCTATCATCATCAGGCTCGCCGTATAATATATCCCTCAACGATTTAACAATATACTTATTTTGTGCGGATAACTGCAGGGAATCAGCTATATAAAAACGGTACGCCATTTCATGGGTATATTCCTCTACCCGTGATTTGACGTACCGTAAGAAATACCTTAAACTTCTCCGCCCTCGGTATTCTCCGTAGCACTGCCAGACGATACGCCGCCTGTCGCTGTCCCTGCAGATCGGAAAAAATCTTTAAGCTCTTCCGACTGCTCAAACTCCATGATAATATCTATCAAACGGATCACGATATTTAAACCATCAATAGGCGTAGGGTCTATGCGTAACATTATTGTTACCGCATCCTTCCGGCACTCCTTAACTATCTCCTGTGCCACCTTTATGCGGTTGCCGCCTTTTTTGTAGGTTTTCTTTACCTTGTCATTCTGTAAGATATTTCCTATAGGCTCCAGCAGATCCATCCACAGATCTATTGCCTCCTCGCCTTTGTAATCGGCTAACTTCTTCATTTTGGGTTACCCTCCTTTTCCTGTTTTATGATCCCGTGACTATCACGGTGCATGTATCGCTATAAGTTACTCCATCAACCGTAATACTTGCGGTTATAATGGTATTTCCAGCGGAATCTCCGGCAGTAATCACACCATCAGAAACGCTTGCAACGGATGAGCTTGCGCTGCTCCAGGTAACGGTTGCATTAGCCGGCAGCTTATCTACCGTAAGAGTGGTGCTTGCTCCTGCTGCCAGGGTAACGCTGTGCTTATTCAGATAGATATGCGGTGCAGCACTTCCGCTGCCCTCTTTCACATAAACCTCATAAGGTACAGTATCCTGTGCATCCATGGAATAATGCCCCTGGAAATTAAAGGCAAGCTGTCCTTTGTTCTTATCGGTGCTCTGGATCTTAAAGCCGGTGGTATTCAGCGCGTTCATAAGATGGATGGCCACAAAGCCAGCATCATCACCTGTGTTAACATCACTGTAATCACCTACCCACCAGATATCCTGGAAATCAGAATTAAGCAGATCGTTTCTAGGAATGATATGAGTATCATCCTGTGAATCGATATCTGCAGCGCCTGAAAGCATCTTTGCGATATCAGGTGTAACGGTAACAAAGTTACCAGCCATTGTTACGGTACGGGTATTGAGTTTCTTAAGCTCTTTCATACCTTTAGGGCAGTTATCGATATCTTCGCCGTAATCCGAAAATTCGGGATCATCCGAAAACTGAAAACCGCCTGTGGTAGCGCCCAGAATATTACCGATCACTCCGGTTGCCGGTGTAAAGCTATCAAGCAGGATACCTGCATTAAGCTGAATATTCTGGAATGTAGTATCGGGTATCTTTGTAAACTTCATCCCTGTATTCCTCCTTATTCTACAAATTCTATCTCAATATTTAAGGCTATCCGCCTTACCATATCATCACTGGCATCAGGTAAGCGCTGTGCCCACGGCTGCCCCTTTTTTATCCAGAAAGCGCCGGTATCATATCTTACCATGCGCCCACCTTTGCCGATATATTGTGCTATCTGCTCTTCCTTTTCGGTAATCTCTGCCCATGATTTAGAATAATACCACAGGGATGCACTCTGCGCCAGCGTTGCGCCAAAGAAATCTCTTGATGCCTCATAAGTTATATAGGGCAGTTTCGCATCATCGGGTACCGTATTTTCATCATATACCGGCAGCGAAAAACCCTCCCAGAAACTATGTAAAGCCTGTAACGCTGTCATTTGCTTAAGCTCCATTCCTCTGCTGATACCTGCCGCATATTAAGATATGCGCTGGCCGGGGTCCTGTCATCATCACCATCAGACGTAACGCGGAATATCTTGCCATCCCTGTTGCGCCTGAATATATCATGGAATTGCAGATTTATTGATTTATTTGTTGTAACAGTATAAAGCGCCTTTACACCCTGCTGTTCCGCTGCTCTTGCCTGCATGGAATTATCCAGCACGCACGCTGCATCAAATTTAGCACCGTCATTATACACGGTTATCACGCCGCCGTATCCATCTGCAACGGTGGTCTTATCCTGCATTGTACAGCTTTCCATTGCCTCGCTTAACAGACTCATATTCTTATTCTCCTGTAAGCATTAAGCCTTGTAGCATAAGCCGCCTGCCATGTGCCGGCATTACCGTTACTGGAACTGCTGCCCGCTGATTTGCTATAGGAATAGCCGCCGAAACTCTCACTGGTAAAAGGTGACATGGCCTGCGCATCCACACCGCCATTCTTTATCTGCCAGTCGGATATTTCAGCCACAAGCGTCAGGAAATCTTTAGGCACAGCCATAAGCCAGATAGCGCCATCAAAATGCTCATCAACCAGCTCCAGCGTGGCAGTGTTCTGATACACTCCATCATTAAACACACTGCCGATAATACGAAAATACTGATTTTCTTTTATCACAGCAAGAAAATCAGCATTTCTTATCTTGCCGCCTGATATCAGCACATCACCAAATATCTTCGGCTGGTTTTTATCAAAAAAGTTTCTAACTTCCAAACACACTTCATTAAGCATTCTTTTTGCGTCCTCTGCGCCTCTTCTGCGGCTCTTCCACAGATTCAACAGGTATTTCTACCCTTTCCTCTTTCGGCTCTTCTACGGGCTGAATAACGGCCTTTTCGGACACCTCCACGATAACTGCTCTGCCGCGCTTATTATTGGCGCCTGCCAGCTCCGCTATCCTTTTGGCTCCGGGGGCGTATCCTTCCCGGGGAAATACATCCCCGGGATAATACTTATGGCCATTATCCTTTAAATCCTTAAAGTATTCAACGGCTTTGAACATTTAAACTCCCTCGCTCTCCAGCACAAGCCCTGTAAGATCGAAATCCTGAATGGTCTTGTGATCGTCATTAGATGTAACCATCCTGTATCTCTGGCTAGGGCTGCTGATCTTGAATACACCGTTTCTGTCGGGATCATTAATGCACTCAACAGGATCCATGCCAGACTCGGAAGGTATCAGCTGTACGGTAAGACTGGTAGCGCTTGCATCAGGGTTAGACCACTTAAGTGCCAGGAAATAACCGTCACCGGCTAAAGGTCCTGCAGGTGAAAGGCCGCCCTCGATAAATTTCAGCTTACCACTGATCTTATTGCCGGATACTGCTACATCCTCCTGGAAATCAGCAGGTGTTTTGTCGGTAAAATCATATGTGGTGCCAGCGGATTCCGACTGTACCGTGACACCCTTAAGAGGGTTTGCATCCACCGTCAGAACAGCGATACCATCCGCATATTCTGCCCACAGTACCATACCCAGAAGAGCATAAGACTCACCAACTGCGGTATTATAGTTGCCCTGTGCGTGGAATCCGATAAAGTTGGTAACTCCATCTGTCTGGTAATCAAGACCCAGCTCGCCGAATCCTGAAGGATCTGCGTAGTAAAGCACCAGGTTTTCAGCCGGTGTAGCGATAACAGTACCTTCGGGGATCTCGGATGTAACTATCATGGTCTGTGCGCCCATGAAATTCTTTACATAGTCCAGACCGAAAAGGCTCTGCAGACTGATAGTAGCATCACCCAGATACTTATACAGGTCAAGGGTGTTAACGAACACAACCACATTGGTGGTATTCTTGCGCATCTTCTTAAACTTATCGCGCACCTTACCGATAGCCATAGCTACGGTTTTCTGCCAGGTGGTATAAGATCCTGTGATAGCGTGGGTATCATCAGCCACAAAGGTATAAAAGCTATCGGTTACCTTATTCTGCAGCTCATTAAGGAAAGCATCATCGCCCTTCTGAATAGCGATCTTCGGACCATAGGTGCTAACCTCTTCCACAGTTACAGCCTTCGCATACTTCTCAATGGTAAGATCGGAATGCTGAATCTCGGTGATCGCCTGCTTGCTGTAAGGGATAACTGCGCCTGCGGGTACATTACCATCAGCCAGGGTAACGCTTGCGGTATAGGAAACCAGCTTGCTGCCGTTTTCCTTCTTAACTGCATTCATTATGCCCAGGATCTCAAGTAATGCCTGTGTGCTGTTACCGAATCTGGTAACAAAATCAATCTCTCTAGCATTTACATTAGTGTAAGTGTTAGGAAGATTACTTCTAGGGGTTGTCAAAGTTTCAACTGCCATTTTACCATCCTCCATTCTTGTTAACATATTCCTGAATGGCTGTCTGCCTTTCAGAAGTGTCCTTAATCTTCATAATGTCCTCTTTGGACATTTCAGCCCCGCCGTTATTGGCGGGCGGTTTCGGGGTTTGTGCGCCCTGCTCCTGTGTCTTAACGATAAACTCGGCCCACTCATTCTTTATGGCATCAACCAGCGCTTTTGAATCCTTAATTTTACCATCTTTATCAAGCTCTACCCCGGATAAGTCGGATACTTTTATTATCGCGTCCATACGCTTATCCTGGATACCTGCCTGCTTAAGCAGGTCCTTATAAGCCTTTTCTTTGGCGCTCTGTGTCGCTTTAGCATCCACATCAGCCTTATACTCGGCAAACTCATTCTGCAGCGCTTTGAGCTTTTCGGATACCTTTTCAGCATCCTCCAGCTTTGCCTGTGCCTTAACCAGATCCTTTTCCACAGACCCTAAACGCTCTGCCTCACCTTTGTACTTTTCCACATCGGCTTTCAGCTTATCGCGTTCCTCTGCGATCTCATCAATAGTGCTCTGGTGTGCCTCAATGATCTGTGATACCTTGTCCTCGTCAAGGTCCATAGCCTTTAACATTTTTCTTGTAATTGCCATGTTTTCAATCTCCTTTGCCTCGGTCCCGGTGCCTCGGGATTTGATTGGTTTTTAAGGGCAGTGCGTAGCCCTTTTCTGGCATAAGTATAAGACAGATATAACAAATATGTCAAGATGTAGCGTATCTGTGTAGGATCCTACACGCTTTTGTGTGTAATATATGTCACTATATGCCACACTATGCCACATACCCCTGTGAATGAGATGTACCATCTGCACCCCACGTACAACTTTCTCCTATAGAGTTTTTTATTTACTACACACTTTTTATATATATACTACATTTACTACATTACTACATATAAAAAAAATATATAAATATATATAATAATATATATAAAGATGTGACATATAGTGACATATTTTACCACAGAAAATAAAAAAAAACCGTGTAGCATCCTACACGATCCTACACGGTTTTTAAGATAATTTCTGCAGTTGTCTTAAATTCCTCCCCATGGGTTGTGGCTGCATCTCTTAAAAAATGCGCCTTACCATTGGTGTGATTATACCGGTCTATCAGCTCCACATAAGGGGCATACTCCACATTGGTGCCGATATACTCATCTTTCCCCTCTGTCCTGTGGGTTATGCTATTCCGCAAGCGCCCGGTATCTACCGGGCAGTCCTCCTTTGCATAGCCTTCCGCAATTTCACCTATGGCACCCAGCACCAGGGCTATCTTATCATTAAAGGCCGCCTGAACTGCAGCGGAATTATCCGTGATCTGAATGTCCATGATATCACCTGCCTTTTATTTCCTTTATGTTAATAATCAAATGTTCGCCATAAAGGATCATATTGCTTTCATCAATTTCGATTAACTCATTTTTAATTTCCTGCGGCAGATTTTTGGTTTTTAATTTAAAGTGTTCATCATCAATCTGCGTTGTG